CTGAAGATGTTCGAGGCTTTGATCTCGAACTTGTCCATCACCCTCACCACGGCTAAATGATCTTTGAAAAAAAGCAGAGATAGGGAGTCTCCAATATATCGCACCATTTGTGAGTAAACAGTGAAACAATGGCGCACGGCCTGGAATGCTCGCAAGACCAATGACCACGCACTCTTCAGCTTCTCCTTTATGTTTTGTAAGGTCATATAAATATTCTCTCCTTATGTTACAATAAATTGGTGGTATGTTAGCGTTTAAGTAAGACATAATCAATCATAAATATCACCCCAAGTAGAGCCACTTTCATAGTCAACTTTATTTGGGATAGCTAATTGCACTGCGTTTTCCATAATCTCTTTAATCCTCGTTGCTTCATTATCATCTTTAACAGATATATCCAGTTCGTCATGAATCTGTATATGTGGTATTATTCCTTCGTTGTATAAATCCAACATTGATTTCTTAGTCATATCTGCAGCTGAGCCTTGTATTAGTTTGTTTAATGCTTTGTAAGTAAATGCTCTTCTAATTCTTCCTTGCCCATATGTTGCACTGGCCTCTTCAAATGTCATAGGAGTGTGCATGCCAAATGTTGCTGGTTCCCATTTATTAAATCTACAACGTCTGCCAAGTAATGTTCCTATTGATCCATGTGTCTGTGCATGACTAGAAGTTTTATTCATTAATTCTTTTACAAAGGGAACTCTCTCATGATACTTGTTAAACAATTCTTCTGCCTCTGCTTTTGATAGACCAAGTTCACCTTGAAGTTTTGCTTTTCCCATTCCGTAAAACAAACCAAGATTAATTGTCTTTGCTTGTATTCTAGATATATTAGCCATGTCAGCTACAGTTTTGTGAAAGTCTACATTGTTATTTTTAAATCTTTCTACTATTTCTGTAACTGAATTATCAAAACAAATAGGTTCTGTTGTTGCAGCATAGTGTACAACAAGTCTTGGTTCCTGTTGTGAATAGTCAAAACAACCCCATTTATGGTCTATTTCTGGTATAAATATTGATCTAATCATAGGTCCTAGATCCTTGTTTCTCGCTGGGATCTGCTGGAGATTTGGATTTGTGTAAGAGAATCTACCGGTAACAGTTCCTCCTTGGTCAGATCGTATTTGATTTATCTCTGCATGTATTCTTCCTTTGTGTTCAAATCGTAAAATGGTGTCGATAAAAGTTGTGTGAGCTTTATTTATTTCTCTTGCTTTTGCAATCTTCTGAACTATAGGGTGCTTATGTTCTTGTAAAAAATTTTTGGTAAAGGAAGGGGCTGATGATTTTTCGGTTCTGTCGTAGTGTAAACCAAGTTTATCAAAAACTTTGGCTATTGATCTGGCAGCCCAAATCTGCACTTCTAGCCCTGTTTGTTCTTTTATTTCTTTTAACAAGTTTAACTCTTGGGATGTTAGTTCTTGTTTCAATTTGTGTGCACGTTCTATATCTACTCTTACACCTTTAAATCGCATGTCAACCAAACAAGGAAACAATTGTGTTTCAAGGTTGAACACTTCTTCTAATTTTTGTTTTTGAATCTCTCTTGATAAAACTTTAAATAATTCTAATGTTAGCTGTGCATCTTTCTCTGCATAAGGACCTACATACATTGCAGGAAGTTTATACATTTCAGATTTAGGATCTATGCCCCATGACTCTGCTGCTTCTTTTAATGCTGATTCATTTTTAGTTTCTCCTAAATAATCATACGAGATACTGTTTAATGTGTACCATAATCTATTCTCGTCTATCAATGATGCCATGACCATTGTGTCAACAATAAGGCCATTAATTTTTAAGCCATAGGATTTAAGCCAACACACATCATACATTGCATTGTGAAATACTTTTACTGATTCATTTTCTAAAACAGTTTTAATCCAATCTAAAACTTTATCTTTATTTAAATTACCACCACCTTCGTGTGCAATTGGATAGTAAGCCGACCAACCATCTACAGCAACAGATATGCCAACAATATTACCATCACCTTTAATTGAACCTGATCCTAAAGATTTTAAATTTAAATCTTTTGTTTCAAGATCAATTGCAATATACTTGTAACCTTTTAAATTTGGAAATGTTTCAGGGCAGATCCATTCGTTTTGAGCTTTAAACATTTAATTTATCATTGTTAGAAAACAATACACGCACAACATCGTAAACAAACCTATGTCTAGTGTTGCCATTTTTCTACCTCTCATCGCTATAATCCCTTTCAATAATCATTTGTATGTAATGAATTGCTTTTAACAAGTCTTGCTTTCCTCCTTTATTGTGGTGGCGACACAAATATTTAATTGCATTGCCTTCTGCAAATAATAACCTATTTTCATTAATAAATCTAGCAGGTTGTATCTTAAACTTTTTGTAATGTTGTCCACCTATTTGTTTAAAAAATACTCTGTTACTCATAGTATTGGTTCTCCTATTGTGTAGTAGTAGTTATTGGTTGGCTCCATCAAATATAAATTTTCTTTTGCTCTCGTTGCTCCAACAAAATATAATCTATGCTCAGGGTCAGGATTCTTTAATGCTGCATTGTAAACAATTTTACCAAGGTCTGGGAACAAAACAACATTATCACACTCTTGACCTTTTACTGAATGAATAGTTGAAATTTTTATTCTAGCATCTTGCATGAGATCATCACCACTCTTCAATAAACTTTTCATAAACAATTTTGTTTCTTCAACTATGTCTAATTGTTCCCAATCTCCTGTAATCATCAATCCATGATTCATCATTAAATCATCTATGTCCACTAACTCTGTGTCTGCTAAAGATTGGCCTTTTGAAAAACCTCTCTTCACATGTTTCTTTTCATAATTTAAAACTTCGTAAATATATTTTGCTTCCTCCCCACTAACTATCGCTCCCTGATTCAATCTCTTCCAAACTCTGTACGCTTTTAAAACATCGTTAGGTAATAAGTTATTGTTTTTACTATCAAATCTTATGTTTAAATCTGATATGTGTTGTCGTATAGGATTTAACATATTGTTAGTTCTTGCAAGAATCATCCAATTACCTTTATTAAAATCTATGTTGTGTAAAAATTGATTTTCAAAAACATTGCCTTGTGCCTCTCTTGGTTTCCATTCTTTTTCTAATCTTGTGTGAATGTTTTCTAAAATTTGTAATGACTTTTCATAAATTAATTTAGGAACTCTTCTTGATTCTATTTTAGGATCTAATATGCCTTTCAAATTAATAAATATTGATGGGTCTGCTCCTTGGAATGTATAGATAGTTTGATCATCATCACCAGCAACATATGATCTTTTGCACTTAGACTCTATGTAAAAAAACATATCCCACTGTAAAGGATTTAAATCTTGTGCCTCATCAAGAAAAACCACCTCAAGTGGTGGGCACTTATCTTTTTCAATAAACATTTTAATCATGTCCGAGTATTCAATCATACTTGTTTGTGCTTTGTATGAAATTAAATCTGCATTTATTTGTTCAAGTAAAAATACATTTATGTCTGGAAAATCTAATTCTATGTTTGCTTCCTTCACACTTATTTTTTTAGCTTTAGAATATTCTATTATGTTCATGTAATCATTTTTGTGAACCACATACCCTAATTCAAAATTATATTCTGAATCAAAATTCAAGTGTTGACACACCGAAGAAAAATTTTTAAAGCCATTCCATTTATCTTTTTTTAATAATTGTTTTGAAGTATCAATGTATAATTCTTTGACACCCAACGAATGCATGGTGCATATGTAAGGGAACTCTCTTCCTGGGAACAATGGTTTAATTCTTTTTTGAGCTTCATCTGTGCCTGCGTTTGTAAAAGTTATGTATGCAATTTCTTTAGAATCAATTTTATTCTCATTAACTTCTTTAATTAAATATTTATTAATTAGATGATGCGTTTTACCTGTGCCCGGAGGACCTGGTATTTTTGTTCTAATACAACTCATGAGAAAGAAGGTTCTTTAATTTTAGTTTCTCTTACATCCATTTTATCAGGATCAATGGCAGGCATTCTCAATACACCAACTGATTTATTATTAATCTTAATTGTTAAATCTTTTGCACCAAAGATTGTTTCTAATTTTTTAAGTGTCTTATGATAAGGCAAAGTCCATAGCTTTGATCTCTCTGTAAACTTCCAGAATGATTTAAACATAAACATGGTATAACCACCCTCTGTGTGTGCTATACCTCGTTTGACATCCTCTATTGATTTAGATTTTGATCTGCTAATAAATTCTAAAACTAACTCATGCAACACATATTCAATCTTTGCAGATGCTGGTGCTTTTATTTCCTCTAGTTTTGTAAACAGTTTAGCCAACATCTTTCTCCAAATTATTTTACCTACAGGTATCATTGGTTTACCTATTTGATTCATACAGGCCACAGAAAATTTGTCTGCATCATGCAGTGTGGTGTCATCTACTTCAACAGTCTCTCCATCAACTGTTGCA